ATATATTCCATTTTTATGGAATATATATAGGTTGCTTTAGTTAAGTTGCATATCATGTGTAACGTTTGTAATCTAATCTTCGTTGAGGGTTGAGATTTACTTCCCCTCATTTGAGTATTGATTAAAGCACATTACGTTGGATATTAATTTATTGACGATTTTTTGTGGTTCGGAATTTATTGGATCACTGATTCGTAAATGACCGTAAACCAATCAATTACTCCGATTATTGTAGATGCACATGTTGCAATATTATATCTACGTTATCTAAGTACACCATTTCTACTGCTCTTTTATGATAGAGCTATAACAAAATCATTAACCTGTCACATAGGTTTTTAGCTATTATTAAGTTAAGCTATTCGTACCTATTGTTTTTTTAAACGAATTAAAACTATGTCTCTGACATCATTATCACATATTATGTGAGCACAAAGACTAATCCTCTAAGGCGTGTCTGTGTTTTGATGTTTATATATTTACATATTATATCGTATAGTCCAATACCTAGGACTTTAAATAAAGTGGATAAAAAGAAACAACCAAACTAATTGATTTTGGCGTAGCCCTGTCATTTAGTGTGTTATTGGGTTTTATATCTGGATATCTATGACTAGTAGTACTTAAATGTACACCTCTGTAAAGGAGTGTTCTTGCCGTTGCAAGGATGATGCTCTGCTAGCATATCATATTTGAATATAATACAAACATAGGTGAAAATCCCATGTAGACAATTCAGAGTCTTTAAAATATGAATATCCCTCGGTCGGGAGAAATAATACACCTTTTAAGAACCAGAATGAACACAACTAACCAATTAACGATTAAGAAACAAGCTATCATTGTTCTGCGCCAATTGCGCCCTAAATTCATTCTTCCAGGTCATACGTCTTTGAGTAATCAATCACTGCCTCTTTTGGAGAGACAACTGCTTGATGAAATTGATAATCTCAAACCGCAATCATTTGATGTTGATTGGGTTTCTTCTCTCATGTCGAGTTGGAAAGATGTTCTAACTACATGTGATATTAAAGATGATAAGGTGGTAAAGCGCATGGAATCATGCGCCCTATTTGCTTATCAACTTTCCCGTTGCGATGGCTTAGTGGATTGCACTGTAGCCATAACCGTTTTTATCGGTTCCCTATTTGAGTGCTCTTTAACGAGTAGCATATCAGCTAGGATGACGGATTTTTTCCATAAAGTGTTTTCTCACGATGCAGAGGATACAGAATTTAATCCTCAATCTATGGAAGAGTTTTTTGATAGTTTTCGTGATAAACTTGATTTTACTACATCATTGGTAGATTTACCAATAATGAAGAAAATGCACAGGTTTCTCATGTTTGCATTGTCAAATTCACTTCTTGAAGGTTTTGGTATATCCTTTGATTCTATAGGATATTCCAAATTCGAAGCAGAAGCACTGCGAAGATCATATTCTTCGCGATTTGGTTTGTGGCATTCTTTATTGGATGCTATGAGCCTATTTTGCAGACAATTTGTGTCTGCAATCAAAACCCAGAGTTTTGAACCCTTTTTCCATTCTACTACATCTTATGATGCTTGGGTCACATTAGCTTTTAAGCTTAAAAGACAAGAAAAATTTTTGTCGAATCCTGAGCCACATAATTTTGATGTATTTACATTTCGAAGTGAATTGGATGAATGTATAGCAAAAGGTAAGAGTATTATTCAATTCTTATCTAATGCTGATAAAAGTGAAAAAAGTAAGATTAAACAATTATTAGCAGATATTGAATTGATTAAAGCTAATGATATTACTAAGAAATCCACACAAAGAGATAGGGAAGCCCCTTTTTCTATTTTGCTTGCAGGTGGATCAAGTGTTGGTAAATCACATTTAACTAACATAATGTTCCAATATTTTGCTGTTTTGAAAGACTTACCTTCGGGTTCGGAATTTAAATATACACGCAATTTCACTGAGGAATTTTGGAATGGTTTTACTACCTCCCAATGGTTTATCATACTAGATGATATTGCATCTCTTTCCCCGAAATTGGGCGTACTAGATCCATCATTGGCAGAAGTAATTAATGTTGTTAATAATGTTGCTTTTGTACCTAATCAAGCTGACTTAGCTGATAAGGGCAAAACACCATGTTTAGCAAAATTAGTTATTGCTACCACTAATACACCAGATCTTAACGCATATGCTTATTTTTCATGCCCTCTGGCTATACAAAGACGTATACCTTGGGTTGTGAATGTTATGCCAAAACGTGAATTTTCTAGAAACGCTGTAATGCTTGATCCTTCCAAATGTATTGGAACTGAAGGCAAATTTGATGATTTTTGGGATATAACTGTTGAAAAAATTGTTCCAGCTTCGGATAATCTTCGAAATCAACGAGCCAAACTTGAGTTTGTCGAAAGATTTTCGTCTATTGATGATTACCTTGGTTGGTTTGGAGCTACTGCTATGAATCATTCCAAACAACAAGCATCTTTAGCACAATCTGAATTGGATATGAAAACTATTTCAGTATGTAAAAATGAAGGTTGTTATAAACCTGTGTATGCTTGCTCTTGTCTTCAAACACAATCAGCAAATGAAACTTTTACTGAAGATCATAGAGATTTTTATGCTAAAGCTTACACCAACACTGAGAGTTTTCTCTTGTGGATTTTTGTCATTATGTGGTTGAGTTTTATCACTAAATGTAAATCATTATACCATTGGATTTTGGATTTTTTCATCTGTTTACAGATGCAAATTACAAGATCTTATGTACGACGAGTTGCACTTAGAGTTGAAAATCACTTATCGCCATTTAAACAATATGCAAAAATTTTTGCTATTGGTGCAGCCACTGTATCTATCGCTTATACAGCATATAGATTAATGCCAAAAAAGAATAAGAAAGATTCTACACCTGACTTGGAACCTCAAGTTAGTCTTGAGCATATAGGACGATCTCCAGAACCACAAAAAGTGGAGAAGGAGAATGTTTGGTATAAAAACGAATTCAGTGTTACATCATTTGATGTTGATTGTGGTTCTAAATCTTGGAAGGCTCTGTCTAGGGAAACTGTTAGAAGTACCTTATATAAGAATTTACTACGATTTAGACTGCAAATAACTGAGGGACATTGGAGAAACACAGGAGCTTTGGCTCTTGGTGGAACTTTATACGCTATAAATCATCATGCTTTACCCAAATCAGAACAATTTATGATGGAAATCCAACAAGGTTGTGATAATAATGGCATAAATAGAAATGTTATGGTAATTATAAATATCACTCAAATTTTCCTTATTCCTGAGGGAGATATTGCTATTCTTAATATAGCTGCCATACCTCCTAAAAAAGATATCACAAATCTTTTGGGAACCCCCACATTTGATGGTAAATATGTTGGAGAATTATTGAAACGTAATACAGACATGTCTACCAGTATTAATCCTGTGAGAGATATTATGGTAACTGATTATACATGGACTAATAATCCAGCTCGTTGCTGGAGAGGAATATCACAAACACTCACTGTTGAGGGTGATTGTGGCGCTATAATGTTAGTGTTTTCTCCTTTAGGTCCAGTTATAGTTGGCATACATGCTTTAGGAAACGCTAGTTCCCATGTTATTAGTATGCCTATAACCAAGGATATGTACAACAATGCTAGAAAGCATTTTGGTATATTTAACATACAATCTGGTTCACCAAATATGGACGGAGAATATGCTGATAAGTATATCTTGGGTCCTTTAAATGTTAAATCACCAATTAGATACATTGAGCACGGATGTGCTGATGTGTATGGATCCTTTATTGGTCATCGTTCTAATGCTAGATCTAGTGTTAGTCGTACTGTCATAGCTGATAGTGCTTCTAAATTTGGTTATGAGCAAAAGTGCAGTGCACCAGTTATGCGAGGATGGTTACCATGGCGACGATCTCTATTAGATATGGTTAACATACCTAATACATTTCGGACTGATATTTTAGACAATTGTGTAAAAGAATTCACCAATGACATATTAACAAGACTTACAGCAGAACAATTATCTGAGGTTCAAGTATATGATACTTTTACATCTATAAATGGAGCTGCTGGTGTTAGTTATGTTGATAAGATAAATCGTAATACCAGCATGGGATTTCCTTGGAATAAATCCAAGAAACATTTTATGCATAATGTTCCCCCTAGGGGTGAGCTTATGGATCCTGTTGGATTTGATGATGATGTCATGAATCGTGTCCAAAAGTGTATAGATTTGTATCATAACGAAACCAGATATATGCCAATATTTCAAGCACATCTTAAAGATGAACCAACTTCCTATCAAAAGATAGACATGGGTAAAACTCGTGTATTTGGCGGTGCTCCAGTAGATTGGTCTATAGTCGTTAGAATGTATCTTCTTTCCGTTATAAGATTGATCCAGAATAATAGATTTATATTTGAATCTGCACCTGGCACAATAGCCCAATCCTGTGAATGGGGTGAAATACATTCGTATCTCACACAATTTGGTCGTGATCGGATTATTGGAGGCGATTATAAAGCATTTGATAAAAGCATGGCCGCTATTTTTATAAGAGCAGCCTTTAAGGTAATATCAAATATTTGTAAAGCCGCTGGTTATACAGATGATGATCTAAGAGTTATTGAGGGCATATCAGTAGATACTGCTTATCCTCTATTTAACTTGAACGGAGATTTGATTTGTTTTTATGGATCTAATCCATCTGGACACCCTCTAACTGTTGTTATTAATGGATTGGCTAATGCTCTATATATGAGATATTGCTATACCCTTCTTAATCCTAAGCATGAATGCTCAACATTTAAAGAAAATGTTAGCTTAATGACCTATGGTGATGACAATGTTATGGGGGTTTCAAGAAAGATTAATTGGTTTAATCATACACTTATCTCTGATACTCTTAGCAATTTTGGTGTGGTATACACTATGGCCGACAAAGAAGCCGAATCAGTACCATTCATAAATATCAAAGATGTATCTTTTTTGAAACGATCTTGGTTATGGTGTGATGATGTACATAATTATCTTTGCCCTCTTGAGCATGATTCAATTGAGAAGAGTATTATGACGTGTGTTGCATCTAAGAGTGTTTCACCTGAATACCAAGCTATTCAAATTATCTCAACTGCATGCCAGGAATATTTTTTCTATGGCAGAGATGTTTTTGAAAGCAGAAAGATAACTCTCAGAGAAATCGTTAAGGATTCTAATCTTGAGGATTTCGTTGAGGGAAGTACTTTCCCCACTTGGGAAAGTTTGGTTGATAGATTTAAATCATATAAAATAATAGAAACTTATCAACAACAATTGACTTTGGCTGTTCATAAACAGCATGGGTTTAAAGAGGCCCCCATCACAGAATGCCCTGTCCTAGAAGATTGGACTGAAGTTCTTCATGATCTCACTGGAGTAGTTATCCGTGAGATGACAAATATTAACTGCTAACAATATTAACGAGGACAGGAGCCTAAGATCTCCTGAAAGTCGCGACTGTGAACTAAATCACAGTCAGGAAGATAACGACTGCTGTTATCCTTTGGTATTTAATACCATCGTATACCCTTCCAGAGTTTCATGTGACATCACTCATAATTTGGCTCCACAAGTCAAATGTGATTCGTGTTGCATGAAATTCTGGCCACAAAGTGCTATGGAAGTTTCAGATGGAACAGCTGAAGATCACAAAATTACTGAAAGTATCAATGAAACTGTTTCTTTTTTGGAAACCAATTCTTCATATTCAGTAGGATCAACAGCTTCTCATCCTGCAGCTTCTATAGCTGATGCTACTCTTAATGTAGATTTAGCAAATTTTTTATCTCGTCCTGTTAAAATTTATTCTTATGTTTGGAGTGAGACAGATGCTGTGGGAACTGCAACTAGTATTTCCCCTTGGCAATTGTTTTTCGCTAATAATACTATTAAGAACAAATTAGATAATTATGCATGGTTGCGTTGTGATCTTAAACTTAAGATTATGCTCAACGCTTCACCATTTTATTATGGCGCATCTTTAGTATCATACCAACCTTTACCTAATTTTAAAGGTAGTACAATATCTAATGATTCAGGGACAAGATATTTTATTCCATTATCCCAGCGCCCTCATTTATGGCTCTACCCACAAAATAATGAAGGTGGTGAAATGATGTTGCCTTTCTTTCTTTTTAAGAATTATATTTCAACTGTATCCAATCAGGATTTTCTTGACATGGGTACTTTATCATTTACTACTATCACAGATTTAGCTAGTGCAAATGGTGCTGTTGGCACTGGTGTTACTATTTCTGTTTATGCGTGGGCAGAAAATGTTGTTGTATCAGGTCCTACTGCTGGATTAATTCAACAATCCAAAGATGAATACGGTAAAGGTCCAATATCATCTGTTGCATCTGCAATTGCTTCTGCTGCTAAGGCTTTAACAGGAATTCCTATTATTAAGCCTTATGCTACAGCGACCCAGATGGGTATGGAAGGCGTCTCTGCTTTAGCCTCTAAATTAGGTTATTGTAATACACCAGTTATTTCTGACACTATGCCGTTTAGAAATCAACCACTGCCTGTATTAGCATCAACAGAACAAGGATATCCGATTGAAAAAATGACAATTGATCCTAAAAATGAATTATCAATCGATCCACAAATTGTTGGTTTACCTCCAATTGATGAATTAAATATTCAGCATTTGGTAGGTAGAGAGTCATATTTGTGTACTACAACATGGTCTTCAGCTGATGCTGGAGATAAATTATTATTTCAATCAGCGGTTTTACCAGCTATGTTTGATATGGAATCTACAGCTCAACCTAGATTATATATGACACCAATGGCATATACTTCTCAATTGTTCGGTCAATGGAGGGGTGATCTTATATTTCGATTTAGATTTATAGCCACCCAATACCATAGAGGTCGTGTTCGTGTTATTTTTGATCCTTCTGGGTCTGCAGCACAGAATATTACCAATACTGTAGCAACACAAGCAATGTGTTTCAACGAAGTTATTGATTTAACAAAAGATACAAATGTTGAATTGCGCATTCCATATAATCAATCATTTGCGTGGCTTAAGACTTTTACACCTACAAGTTCAACACAAATTCCTTGGACCACCTCAAGTACTCCAACTTTTAATCATGTTGCTGGAACTAGTAATGGTTCTATAGCCATGAGAGTGGTTACAGCACTTACCGGACCAACTGCACTATTTACAATTCCTATTATTGTTTCTGTGCGTGGTGCGGATAATTTAGAATTTGGTAATCCCCAAGAAATTAGTCAACGCTATACCCAATTTGCTGTTCAAAGTAAGGACGAATATGAAGTTACTCCATCTAGTATGGTTATAGCAGGTAATGCATCCTCTAGGGATATACCTGAGAAGTATTTGATAAATCTTGGTGAGAAAATTCTTACCTTAAGACAATTGCTTCGACGGTATAATTTGGCTTATATACGTTCATTTAATGGTACAGATACCAATTCTTATCAATTTGGTTTTAATATCCACACTGCTATGCCACCACATTTAGGATATGATCCTAGTGGGCAATATTCGGCAAAAGGATTGATTAACACTGCTACTAATTATCCATATAATTATGTATCGCAGCACCCATTGAACTATATATCTTCTGCATTCATTGGGTATAGAGGATCTATTAATTATTCCGTTACGGTGAATAATACTGGTTCTGCATCTTTGTATGGCTATAAACTTAGAGCTCATAGAGTTTCTGGAGTATTTAGTCCTCAATATGGAGTGCAGAGTGAAGCTGCAACCAATTTAAATACTGTTGCTAAATTTTTAGTAAACGATACTGTTGGTTTTTCTACTGCTGGTGGTTGTGCTGTAACTCAAGCCATTAATAATAATGGTTTAAATTACGCTTTTCCCATGTATTCTAGATACAAATTTTTGAGTTTAGATAAAACCGCTACTACTTCGAGTAGTTGGGCTGCTGATGATCGCAGATTAATGCGTACCGATATCACATTTGAATTCGGTTCAACCAAACGAACAGTACAAAACGTGTACTGCGGTATTGGCACGGATTGGAATTGTCACTTTTTCTTAAACGTTCCTACGTTTTATGTGATGAGTGGTGTTCCAAATCCAACCTAAACTTTAAAGGTTCTATGCACCTTAAGCATAGTAAACAAAATCATAAAATATATATGTTTGTTCAGCCATAGCTGCTCATATATACGTCCGGTGTAGTCGGTATGATCTGGAAATTCCAGTTGTAAAACTACCATGACGCTATAGCGTAACCTCCTAGGTTTTCATTCAATGCGTCATGGACGTATTGATACCTCAAATTTATTTGGGTCTTTTTACTAGTACAAATTACAAAATTGCTTTGTCATG